GCGCAGAAATATTTGTTTCCAGCGTTATCAGAAACAGAACAGAATGAGGCAGACCCAAAAGTCCTTACCGAAAACTCCAAAGGCTAAAATGGCTTTTGGAAGGAGGAAGGCGGCATGAAGATTTTGATTACCCTGACCAACAGTGGTACTACTATCAAATGGCTGACCGATTTGGTTGGACACCAGAACAGGTAGATAATTTGCCAGTAGAAACAGCAGATTGGCTAATTGCTATTGCTGCAACCGTAGAAAGCGTGAAGGCTGATAGGATCCAAGATTTATGAACGGTGGAGCAATTGTTATCACTAATCTTAATGATGTCTTGCGGGCTATTGGTAATGTGGGATCTAATATTGAACAAGGTGCAAAAATCGGTATTGGTAGGGCAGGTTTAGCAATTGAAAGACAGGCTAAATTAAATGCCAATACTGGTACACGCAGGCGCGAAGGTAGCAAGATAGTTCCACCAAAACACATTGGTCCAAGCGGTCAGGGTCCAAATGTAATTACGGGTAATTTAAGAAGATCTATAAACACATCAGTGCGCTATGGATTTGATACTTACATAGCAATTGTTGGCGCATCAATGGAGTATGCAAGGGCAGTAGAAAAAGGTAGTCCTCGTTGGAAATCTGGCGTAAAATATCCTTACCTAGAACCAGCCGCTATGAGTTTAATCCGATCTGGACAAATTCAAAGAATTTTTATTGGCTCTATTAAAGAAAAAATGAGGGGTTAAAATGGCTGAAGTAATCCCACCTATTTTAATTAAACTTGCTGCTGATGTTAATGATTTAAAAGCAGGATTAACCCAGGCACAAAACAGCCTTAAAGGTTTAGATGACAATATTAAAAAATCAACTGGAGGCATGACTAATTTTGTTAGCAAACTTAAAACTGTTGGAGCAACTCTAGGTGCTACTTTTGCTGCTACTCAATTAGGATCATTTGCAAAAGATACGGTTATGGCGGCCTCTAGTATGGCTGAATCTCTATCTAAAGTTAATGTTGTGTTTGGTGAAGGAGCCGCAGAGGTAATAAAGTTTGGCGAAAATGCAGCACAAAATTTAGGTATTAGCAATCAAGCAGCACTAGAAGCAGCAGGAACCTACGGAAACTTATTTCAGGCATTTGGTTTAGGCCAAGGCGAAGCACAAAAAATGTCCACAACTTTAGTGCAATTGGCATCAGATATGGCCTCATTTAACAACACCAGCGTTGATGATGCAATTCTTGCTTTAAGATCTGGTTTGTCTGGCGAAACAGAACCATTAAAAAGATTTGGTGTTGCGTTATCTGAGGTTAGATTAAAAGAAGAAGCCCTACGCATGGGTTTAATAAAAACTATGTCTGGAACATTACCTGTTGCAATAAAGTCACAGGCTGCTTATTCATTAATATTAAAAGACACAGCGTTATCACAAGGCGATTATGCGCGTACCGCAGACGGTACAGCCAACACCATGAAAACTTTAGCCGCTAGATTTGCTGATACAAAAGTAGCAATTGGTAACGCTCTCATGCCTGCATTTAGAGGACTACTAAAACTTTTAAATTTATTAATACCTGTTTTACAAGGAATTGGTACATACTTTACAGAAAATGCACAAGCACTTAAAGCATACGGAATAATTATTGCTAGCGCTAGTGTTGCTTTTGGCGTTTACAAATTAGCAACGGGTGGCGCAATTGCGATTACAAAAGCGTTTAATGCCGCAATTGCTGCAAACCCAATAGTTAGATTTTTACTTATTGTTATAGCGGTTGGTGGAGCGTTTGTTGCAGCCTACAATAAATTTGACACATTTAAAAAAATTGTTGATGGCGGAATAAGATTAATTGTCAAGGGATTTGGATATTTTTTAGGATTACTTGCAAAAATTGTTACAGTTTTAAGTAAATTACCTGGTGGTGGAATATTTAAAGGTATGGCAGCAGGCTTAGATCAAGCGGCTATATCTGCTGGTAAATACGCAAATGCTTTTGGTAAAACTGGTGGTGGATTCACTTACGGTGGTCCTATGAGCCAGGGAGGTAAACCTCTTGGTGGAGAACGCGCTGGAACTGCTCCACTTGGTACATCTTTAGCAGATGAGGCTAAGACAAAAGCCAAGGCGGAAAAAGATCGGTTGGCTAAAATTAAATCTTCACAAAAACAACTTGAATCAGAATACAAACAACTGGCTGGATTTGAAGAAAAGAAAACAAAACTTATTGCTGAATACGAAAAAGATAGATTAAAGCGCAACGCAAAATATGAAGAAGATGTTGCTGAGGCTAAAGAAGAAAGCGCTAAAAGAATTCTTGAAATAGAAAAAGATTACAACAAACAAATATTAGATGCACAAAAAAATGCCGCACAACAACGCAAAGAAATTATTCAACAATCTATTGACCGCCTAAGAGATGTATTTAAATCTGCCTCTGCCGTTGATGTTGGCAAGATGTTTGCTGATCTATTAAAAGGTGAAGATCCAACTAAGGCCACCACCACTACGCTTGTTGATAAATTTAAACAACAGTTAGCAGATATTAAATTATTAGCAGCCAACGCTACTGCTCTATCTAATAAAGGATTTAATCAAGTATTTATTGAGCAGGTAGTAGGTCAAGGTACTGAGGTAGGTAATAAACTTGCCCAAGAAATATTAAATTCAACACCAGAAACAATTGGTGAATTGCAAACTTTATTTACACAAATTCAAGAAACATCTGCAACTGGCGTAGATGTTCTTGGCCAAACTATGTATGAAAAACTAGGTTTAGCAACAGAAGAATTAAAGGCTAACTATGTAAAAGTAGGAACAGAACTCAACGAAGCCTTGGCTCAGTATGCTGCTGATTTTGCTGAAGCAATGGCTGAGGCTAAATCTGATCTTGCAGAAACTCTTAAAGAATTGCAAAAAGATTTACAGACTGATCTTGCTGAAATGCAAGATGCTTTCCATGTTGCACTGGCAGAAATTAATAAAGATATTGCAGAAACTATTGCGCAAATTAATTCTTTAATGGCTGCCTTGGCTGCTTTAGGTGCAATGACTGGCCTTGGTGGCGGCGGTGGCGGTGGAGGCCGTACTGATTCTGCTGCTATAGACATCTAAGTTCAGATTACGCAAGATTCAAAGCAAAAGAAAGAGCAGATGAAGTACAGTATATTATTACAAATAATGTTACAAGCAATGTAAGCGCACAAGAAATTGCAGACGCTACTCAAAGAGCAATTAAATTTGGACAAACTGTAACGGTTGGTAATAGATAATGCCAATAACAACCCCTTATCAATTTTCTTTTGACGGTCAAACATTTGGCGCATCAACGGCATTTCCAATTCAATCTGTTGATGGTTTAGAAAGCCTGCCAATGATCCGCGCACAAGATGATAACCGTGGTTATGCAGATGGCATGTTTTCAGGTAGAGATTTTCTAGGCGGTAGAACCGTGAGTGTTATTTTTACAACCCTGGCTAATGGAGCAACCTCCGCGCAAACAAATTACAACACAATTCAACAAGCGCTACTGCCTCAAACCTCTGGCACAACACCGCTTTATTTTAAATTATCTTCTGCTGGTGGTGAGCAATTTGTTAATGCCCGTGTACGCGCTTTAAGAACAGCCGTAGATCCTAACTATACTTATGGATACATTACATCTCAGGCAGATTTCTTTTGCCCAGATCCTAATTACTATGACAGTACCTTAAACACCTTATCAATGACCATAGGTGGCGGCCTGGGCCGTGTTTACAACCGTACCTACAACCTTGTTTACCTAACTGGAGCAGCCCCTTATACAACCGTTACTAATAGCGGCTGGGCTACTACCTACCCAACTATTACTTTTAATGGCCCAATAACAAATCCCGTATTTGGAAATGTTACGCAAGGTAATTATTTATTTTTAAATGGTACTTTTGCAGATTCAGATACCGTAGTTATTGATTTGTATAATAAATTAATTACGCTAAATGGTGATCCTGCTAGAAATTTATTGTTAGGAACTTCTACTTGGTTTGACGCTCAACCAGGAGCCAATCAGTTCTTTTTTTACGGAACAGGTACACTATTCCCTACAACAGCCGTGAGTGTTTCATGGTACAGCGCTTACATTTAGGAGTGAAATGGCTTTAAGAAACCCCCCTAGTTGGTTACAAAATGGTAGCCACACCGCAGAAAATGACCGCCTAACGGCTAGTCAAAATGTTTGGGCGCAAACAGGCGTTCGCAGAACTAATGATTTAGCGGTATCGCAATCAACAACTCCTGCTATGAGCGTATCTATCGCCCTAGGTTGGGGAATTATTGTTGGAGATTACACAACAAACATGGGCGCATATAGTTTTTACAATGACGCTGCTGCAACAGGAACAATTACCGCAGCAGACGCTACCAATCCTAGAATTGACCGCGTATGTTTAACAGTTTCAGATTCAGCGTATGTTGGATCAACAAATACCGTAGCCATAAATGTTGTTGCGGGAACTCCAGCAGGTAGCCCAGTAGCCCCAGCAACTCCAACTAATTCTATTTCTCTTGCTACCGTAGCGGTGGCTGCGGGCGCTACTACAATCGTAAACGCAAACATTACAGATACTAGAGTTCGCACCGAGATAGATGAGATAGTTTTAGGCACTTCTTCTGCCACCCTAGTGCCAGTTAGAATACAATTATCAGCAGGTCAGACAGGTAACGCATTACAAATTCTTAACAGTTCAGGAACGATCCTGAACGGATTTGATTCTAGTGGTAATCTACTCACAGGTGGAATAGACGCTGCAAGTCTTGAATACGAGTTCATTATGGGAGCATACTAAATGGCAACTAATACCCCAGCAGTCTTTTATAGAGGCAACCCTGCTTACGGAACAACCAATACTTCAAGAGCGGTATCTAATAAAGCACTTACTTCTAACTTAGCCACAATTACTACAAGCACAAATCATGGTATTTCAAATGTTGGAACTTTAGTATCTATTCAAGGTGTAGATGCAAACCTAGACGGTTTATATCCTGTTTTTACAATTCCAGGGCTAAACACTTTTACTTTTGTTAAAACAACAAGCAATATTACTTCCGCTGCCGTAACTCCAAACGCCTCTGCCATATTCAATACTTTAACCGCAACGGCAACCGCAGGAACAATATCAAATAATGCTATTGTAAATTACAACGCAATTATTACTACTTCATCTGCTCATGGTTTGGCTATTGGAGATATTGTTAGAGTTAATACAGGCACTACTGGAACAGATGGAACTTTCGTTGTATCAAGCGTACCAACAACCTCTATATTTACTTTTGTAACCTCAACTCAAACTCTTGCCAGTGCAGCAATTTCACAAGGTTGTTTTGCTAAGTTCCCTGATGTTTATACTTTAGCAGCCTCAACAAGCGGAATTGTAACTAACGCGGTGTTTGCTAATCCAACCGCAAGTAGCGCAACAGTAAATTTAACAATAGATAATGTTTCAGTAGCAGAGCAATTAACCGTTGCAGCAAACGCCTCAACCTTTATAGATATTAAACAATTTTTTGCTACAACTAAAAAGATTTCTGTTGGAGCAAGTATTCCGCAAATAGATTGCCAAATTTCAGGCATAACGATAGTTTAAGGGGAAAGCAATGGGTCAATCAATATTGCCACCACCAGCAGCCGTGGCTTACAAACAACAAGTTTTTTTAGCGTCAGGAACTTTTACCTTGCCTACAAACTCTTACAACATGTTTGACGCAATATTGGTTGGTGGTGGTGGTGGTGGTGCAAAACCTAATTCTAACGCAACTTGGCGCGGAGGTAATGCAACTGCTGTTTTTTTACAAAATATTTATTGCACAAATGGAACAACCCTAACAATCACAGTAGGCGCTGGTGCCGCTGCAAAGACTACTGCTGGAACTGGAAATACTAGTACTGCTTCTGAGATTTCAGGAATAACTGGTAACGGAACATCAACTTCTGTTTCAAGTAACACTGCTACTGGTGGTAAGACAGGGGCTGGTGGTTCTAATACTGGCAATGTTTCGTTTAATTCAATGAGAAAATTTACTACTAACGGCACTAACTATGTAAACCATGGTTTATCCTTAGGAGTAGGTTTTGGAGCAGTAAGTGCAGCCTCAGGAAATAATTATTCAGTAGCAGACGCAATGGGAATATTCAATTCTAGCACTATGGTTATTGGTTCCACTGGTAACCCTACTATTTACGGAGGTGGTACAACGGGTGGTCCGTTACCGTTATTAGGTTCTTTATTACACGCCACAGTGGGAACTAGCGGTACAGCCTCTGTGTATTCTGGCGGTATATCAGATCCAAACACTTTTTTTGCTGGAGGAGGTGGTTCTACTAGTGGCGCATCATCATTCATTGGTAAAGGTGGTGGCGGTGGTGGTGGTGGCAGAAGCAATGTTGGAGCCACGCTAGGAGGTGCTGGCGGAAATGGATCAGCAAATTCAGGTGGTGGTGGTGGTGCAGGCGGAGTAAATACTGCTACTGGTGCTAATAGTGGAAATGGTGGCTCAGGCGGTTCAGGTTTTGTAATTATTGGATATTGGGGATAATCATGGCTCATTTTGCTCAACTAAATAACAATAATGTAGTTATGCAGGTTATTGTTGTAGATAACAATGATGCGGTTACGGAACAAGATGGAATTGACTACATTAAAAATGTATTAAAAATAGAGGGTACATGGGTTCAAACTTCCTACAATAACAATATAAGAGGTAAGTTTGCTGCCGTTACGGATATTTATGATACTAAAAAAAATGAATTTGTAATTAACACAAAATACTGGGAAGAACAAGAAAAATTGAATTTAGAACAAGAACAAAAATTAAAAACTGAATTGGCTAAAAAAGAAACAATAGCAGCCAAAATAGGTTTAACTGTTGAGGAATTACAGGCTATACTAAGGTCATAACATATAAGCGGAGGCGCAATGAAAAGTTATTATTTTTTAGCAGGTTTACCACGCACGGGCAATACAGTATTGTCAAGTATATTAAATCAAAATCCTATAATACATAGTTCTCCACTAAGCCCAATAAATCAAATAATGTTGGACTATGAACAAGCGTTTAATAACGAACATGTAAAACGATTAAATGATAAAACAGGACTTAACAACATAATAAATAAATTGTTAGACAATTATTATGAAGATATAAAAAAGCCAGTAATTATAGATAGGCAAAAATCTTGGGGTATTTTGCCCAATTTTAATATGATTAAAAATTATGTAACGCCTAATCCTAAAATTATTTTTACAACAAGACCAATTATAGAAATATTAACATCTTTTATTAACATAATGCCAAAAGAAAATTCTTCAATAGATTTAGAAATGATACAAATAGAATGGACTTACAAAAATTATTTAAGCCTAAACGATAACCGTTGTGATTATTTAATGCGCGCTGGTGGACAAATAGATAGATTACTAACAACAATAAATACAATACAACAAAATGAAGAAAACTTTTGCTTAATTAAATATGACGATATAGTAAACACACCACAAGAAGTTATGGACAAAATCTATAAGTTTTTAGAATTGCCTAATTACAAACACAATTTTAACAATATAGAAAAAGTAGAAGTAGATAATGATGTAATGGCGGGGCTACCACCAAACATGCACGAAATTAGACCGCAACTTAAAAAGATTAGTCAAGACCCTAAAGAAGTTTTGTCTGAATATGTAATTAACAAATACTCAAACATAGGCTGGGAGGGTTTATGATAATTCAAATAATGGGTCAGGCTGGGGCTGGTAAAACAGTATTAGCCGAAGCGTTAGCAGACCGCATAAACGCTATACATATAAACGCAGACAAAGTTAGAGCAGGGCTAAATAAAGATTTAGGTTTTGAGTTAAAAGACCGTATTGAAAACGCAAGGCGACTAGGCGAATTGGCAAGACTATTAGAAGATGAAATAGTCATAGTAGATTTTATATGCCCAACAAACGAAACTAGAGAAGCGTTTGGCAAGCCTGATATTTTAATTTGGGTGAATAGAATTGAAGAAGGGCGATTTGAGGACACAAATAAAATGTGGCAAGACCCAACAGATTGTGACTTAGAAATTAAAGCAGGGCTAACAGTAGATCAAGAAGTGCAACTTATTATCAAACAATTTAAGTTGCCTGATTGGAAAGCACCTACTACTCTTTTGCTTGGGCGTTATCAGCCTTGGCACGAAGGACACCAAGCACTAAAGGAGAAGGCAGATGAGCGCACAGGTCAAACAGTTATCGCGGTTCGCCACACTCAGGGCATTTCTGAGAAAGACCCTTTATCTTATAAAGAGGTTGTGGAATTCATTTCTAAAAACGGAGTATCCCGACCATTTACTATAAAAGTTCCTAACATTACAAACATAGTTTATGGCAGAGATGTTGGATACAAGATTGAACAAGTAGATTTAGGGGCAGAAATACACGCTATATCTGCAACAGAAAAACGAAAAGAACTAGGAATATGAAGGTAACAAAGGCGCGGTCTTTTACCAAGTCTTTAAGTTACAGAATATTTGGAACTCTAAGTTCATGGCTAGTGGTTTATGTAATTACAGGCAAAGGCAGTTTGGCTACGCTCATAGCCTTTTGGGAAACGGTAGTAAAGGTTGTTATTTACTATTATCACGAAAGAGCATGGAACAAAATCCGTTGGGGTAGAATTACATAATGACCACTACCTATCGGTATATTTTTGCCGACTTATTAACTAATGACATATTAGGAGAACTCCCTTTAACGGGTGTGTCTTTTAACCAACAATTAAATCAGGCTGGCACTTTACAAGGGCATTTACTTTTATCGGGTCTTAGCGGCTATGAATTTAATGTTGATGCCTCAACCGTACCTGGTAGATGCGCTATTTATGTTGATCGTGATGCAGAAATTGTGTGGGGCGGAATTATTTGGTACCGCGAATACAACAGCGCTGAACAAAAATTAACTCTAACAGCCCGTGAATTTGAATCTTATTTTGAGCGCAGACGCATAACAACAGATGTTGTATTTACAAATATAGATCAATTAACTATTGCTCAATCGCTTTTTAACACAGCCCAAGCAGTTACTTTTGGTAATATTGGGGTAGTTATTCCTACAAATACATCAGGTGTTTTAGTCACTAGAACTTATTATGGTTATGAACTTAAACAAGTTTATGCAGCAGTTCAAGATCTATCAAGGGCCTTAGATGGTTTTGATTTTTTAATTAATTGCTCCTATTCAAGCGGTAATATAATTAAAACTTTAGAACTAGGTTACCCGCGTATTGGCACTGTTTATGATGTTACTGACCCTTTTGCAATTGTATTTAATTTTCCTGCTGGCAATATTGTTGAGTATGTCTATCCTGAAGATGGATCAATTGCCGCCAACAGGGTTTACGGCATAGGCGCTGGATCTAACGAAGGTAAATTACTTTCTACACAATCAGATGCAACCAAATTTACAGAGGGCTGGGCATTGCTAGAAGATCAGGCTAATTATTCAGATGTAACAGATGCAACATTACTGGCAGAATTAACCGAAGGCCAAGTAAACGGTTTATCTTACCCGCCAACAACAATAAAGGCAGTTGTTCCCGCCTTCGCTGCTCCTATATTTGGAACTTATAGTATTGGTGATGATGCCCGCATAATAATTACAGATAGCCGTTTTCCAACAGGGCTAGATGAAATTTATAGAATTGTGGGCTTAAATATACAACCAGGCGAAGATGGACCAGAGCGCGTTACAATTACGCTAACCAACACAAGTAATTGAGGCAACATGGCATACATAAATCAACCACCTGATCTAAGAACTATCCAAGCAGATATGGATAGCAGAATTCGCAAACTAGAAACAGCCGTAAGGTTTACTGCTCCCAGTGTAACTACTGACCCAGTTAATGCTCGCAAAGGTGATATTTGGTTAAACACCACATCAAACTTACTCAAAGCATTAGATAATAATGGTAATATAAGAATTATTACTTGGGTGTAAGGATTACAATGACCACAAACGAATGGGCTGGATTAGCAGTTAGCGTATGCACTTTAGTTGGCACACTTGCAATCGTGGTCAGACATTTAGTAAAACATTATTTATCAGAACTCCGCCCAAACGGAGGCTCTAGCCTCAAAGACACCGTTAATGCACTAGAGGATAAAGTCAATTTATTAACAGATTTAGTAAAAGAAGCGTTAAAAAAATGAGCGTTATCAGCATAGCCAATTCACAAATAGGTTATTCTGAAACAGGTGATAACAGCACTATGTACGGAAAATGGTACGGCTTAGATAAACAACCATGGTGCGCTATATTTGTATCTTGGTGTTATGCACAAGCAGGGTTAAGTAAAAATATTGCGGCACAAAATTCTAAAGGGTTTGCTTCATGTGATGCTGGACTAAAATGGTTCGCTAAACGAAACAAATTAGTACCAGTGGGAGAGGCGCAGGAAGGCGATATTGTTTTTTTCCAGTTTGATAATGATGCTGAACCCGACCATGTAGGTATTGTTCAAAAAAATTGGAAAAGAAAAAGCACATTAATTACTATTGAAGGTAACACATCAGACAAAGGCTCCCAGGCAAACGGTGGGGCCGTGTATGCTAAGAAGCGGGCCTACTCCCTTGTTTTGGGTGTAGCCAGACCATAAGGAGAAATATGAAAATCAAGATTGATGAAACAAAAAAGAAAATGCTAAAAAGTTATTTACGGGCAGTTATCGCCTCTGCTTTTGTTTTAGTATTGGCTTTAGTAGCAGATGTTAAGCCTGAGATTGCGGTATTACTTGGTGCTTTACTCGCCCCAGTAGCCAAATACATTGATCCCTCAGAAACCGATTTTGGAATCATTGCTGAAAAATCAATGGCCCAACTAAAGAAAACAAAGAAGAAGGCCGAATAGATTTCCCGCCTCCATGGGAAAAAGCACCTGAGTATGTGTCTAAACTACTCATTTACACTTTCTCGGTTATGCTTGCGTTGGAGGTAACGAATGCCATTAGCAGACAGAATTGAACAATTAGCAAACGAAAGACAAAGACCCGTTTATTATTGCCCTTATCAAGTTATGTATGAGGCATTAAATTCTAAAGATCAAAAAGCACTAGATGACGCTTGGGCAAAAGGCTATTCAGCAAACACAATTTTAATGGCGTTAAGAGCAGAAGGCATTAAAAGTAGCAACGAAGCAATTAGGACACACCGTAAAGGTATGTGTAAATGTCCAAAAAGTTAGAGGCAATACTTAAAAATAGGGAGGAACAATATGGTAATGCTAGAGATAATTTCACTCGTATTGGCGTTGGTTGGGGAGCAATTCTTGGCACTGATTCTATTCCTGCTCATGTTGTTGCTTTAATGTACGATTTTGGTAAAACAATTAGATGTGCAGTCAATCCTGAATTAGAAGATAGTTGGTTAGACAAACAAGGCTATACCGCGCACGGAAAAGAGATAATTCATAATGAGCCTTGAAGATAGGATCAATGAATTACCCGAAGGCATAGAATCAAATGATGTTATTGAGTTGCGTAAAGCACTTATACGAATTCAAAAACAATTATTAAAAACAAAACAAAAAACAGATGAATTGGTAGAAGCCACCTATCAGGCTTCGTTTGATGCCATGCTGACGCTAGGGGCGGTTCCGATTACTCCTGCCCCTACGCTTCCTAAAGGTAACAAAACTAATGAAGTAGCCTTATGGCATTTGACTGACTGGCAAGGCGCAAAACAAACAACAACATATAACAGTGAAGTTATGAAACAACGGGTTATGTCATTTGCTCAAAAGGCAGTTCGCATTACTGAAATACAAAGAGCAGATCACCCAGTAAATGATTGTGTAATTATGTTTGGCGGAGATATGGTTGAAGGATTATTTAATTTTCCTTCCCAAGTGTTTGAGATAGATTCCACGCTATTTGAGCAATATGTAAATGTATCCAGGCTATGTGTAGATGTAGTTAGATTTGCATTAACAAATTACAACAATGTAAAGGTAATACCTGAATGGGGTAATCATGGGCGAATTGGTAGCAAACGGGATAATGTTCCTCGTTCAGATAATTTTGATCGTATGTGTTACGAATTGGCTCGTCAATTATTGCAGGGAGAAAAACGATTAACTTGGGGAGATTGCCCTGAAGATATTCAAAGAGTAGAAATTGGTAATTACCGCGCTTTATTAATTCATGGTGATGAAGTAGGAAGAAATGGTTTTGCATCACCTGGTGCAATTGTCCAACATGCTAACCGTTGGCGAAGTGGTGCATACCCTTGGGATTTCAGAGATGTTTATATTGGGCATTACCATACACATGCAGAATGGGCTATGGCTAACGGGCAGGGTTCAGTTTATCAAACAGGTTCTACGGAATCAGATAATAGATACGCAGGTGTTATGTTGGCTGCAAGTGCCACGCCTTCACAAAGATTACATTTTATTGACCCAGTAAAAGGGCGGGTAACGGCTAGTTACAAAGTTTGGCTTGATTAAATAACATTGATTTACACTGTCAAATCATGTCTTGCATTTCAAATTTGCGGGCGTGTCATGCGTAGATATTTCTAAAAACATTACATTTTTTATTTTTTAAAAAGTGCCAAAAGTATAATTAAGGTAGTGGTTAAGAAATACTTAATTACTAAGGAGGCGATAATGAAATGTTGCAAGCATAAGTTTATGAAAAGGTGGTGTGAGTGCCATCATTGCTGGGGTACAGGTTGTGATGTGGCAACATCTGAAATAGAGAGGCAAAAATGAACAGACCACAATGCCCTAAATGTGATCTACAAATGACTGATGGTTATAGAATAATATTAGGTGGCAAAAAACCAATGCAACCTTATTGGTTTTGTGTTGATTGGAAAAATTGCAAATACGAAATGTTACGAAAGTAACAATTTAATCATCATCATCAAGCGTTTCAACTAAACACTTGCCGTTGCGGTGTTGAATCCCTACTTGGACTTTACCGCCTGAGTAGGGGTCACGCTTTATTGCAATCTCTACCGCTCTAACTGCA